GTGTGTCGTTTTACCGCGACACCCGGCAATCATTCATATTCACTGCAGTTTTGTTCTGCTCTTATTTTTATAGTCTTAGACGTGTTGAATAGGGGTAGAACCCCCTAATCACATTTGCTGAGATTTTAATGAGAGACCTATGAAATAGACGAAAGTTTAATTTATAGATTATAATACTGTATGTAGATATGTTATTTAGTCACCACTCCGGAAATTAACCAATTCCTAAGTGATGACCGTATGAATGGATTAGTTGTGACTACTTTTCCGTACGTTTATGCCGTCACCCCAGAGAGTCAACTCTGAGAATCAAATCACCCCCCCCCCCTTTTTCTGCAATTTAGTTGTAGCAGCCCGTAAGGATGAGCTGTGTTTCAACTTTTTTGTATAGATCATTGAATTTCATGATATGACATTTGATGACTAGTAATTATTGCTTGTGAGTTTTCGTACCCAATGGAATCCCACCCACATTTATTGATTTCGCTTTAACCAATCTCCACCCGCAGCAGGGTAGAAGAGAGATTGTAGATCTAACAAATTTGTGGGAAGAATTGGTCCGTTGGTTTCGATTTAACAAACGCACTTGTACTCGCCATAAGCAAACAATACAAACATATATATGCACGTTTACCTCATGACAACCTGAGTGAGGAGGTGTGGTCACCTAAATTTACCGTGTCTCTGTATGTGTTTTGAGGTTACTGATAGTTATCTTATTAATTAGATTGAGACGATATAGTCTTGGTTTTGTTTAGCCCGTTGAGGCTAGTCCCTAAACTCCACTTAAATTATGCAAGTTTCTTTATTCGAGGAATCAAATTTAAACGACCAGGAGTTCTCCACCATTCGTGGTGTTGAGTTTGACAACCAGTATGTTGTTGAAGAATTAGGTTGCGATGTTGCACCTGTTCCTATTCAATTTTTCTGGGAAGTCTATGTAGCAATTATTGCTTGTTTGTGTTTTTCTATTTTATGTTTTTATTTAGCTTTCGAAAGAAGGTTTATTGTGCCCAAATGGAAGGGCAAATGTGTTACTTTTTTGTTATTTGTTACGTACCCCCATTGGTCTTATATGTGGGGAACGTGTTATAAATTTTTTATATTTATTAACGGTGCTTCTCTTTATAGAATGTTCTTCGAAAAGGTTGTTTTGAAGAGCCAAGATGGTTATGGAAAGAGTAAGTATGAGTCTCGAAAGAGAAATGTGAGGAAGTCAGTCATTCGAAAGGAACGTGCGCGTCGAAAAAAGAAAGATCCTAATGCTGATGTTCCGCCCCTTCAATATGGTCTTGGATATGAATCCGATGATGAGGATGATGATGACTTTGTTGACGTACCCGAGCCTAAAGAACCTAAGCAAGTTCTTAAGTCTCAATTTGGTGTTAAGGAAGCCATTAATTTTACGATGGATGCGCCTGATTGGATTACCAACAAGTTTGGCAAGTATTGGTTAATGCTTCGTGATATAGCTTCCGATTTCCACATCCAAATCCCTGACTTTTCAGTATCAGATATCACCAAGTATTGGGCTTTATTTAAAGAAAGTCAAGTTTTTTCTGAATTACATCACATATTTCGAATGATGATTTCTTTAGGATACTTGAATAAAATTGACTTTTCTTACAATGGTGTATCATTATTTGTTTCTGAACCATTGCGACAGCGTGTTACCGCTGTGCAATTGATTGAGAAATGCATTGCTTTTGGTAAATTAGTTTATGATAAACTTTTTTGTGTCTATGAATCTGGAGACATTGATATGTTTTTCCGTTCAGAGGCAAAGAATGCTTATGATGATGAATACACTTTTATTAAGTCCCAAAAAGTTCGTGTTGATCTTGGAAGAGAAGTTGAAGTCGATGATGAAACTTATGATCGTCGTATACATGAATGTATTGAGCAGACATTATCTTTTTTGAACACATGTAAAGATGGTGAAAGAGCTTATTATTCTTCCAGGCTTGCTGTTTTACGTGATATTGAAACTTCTCGTACATTATCTAAAAAAGCTGGTATTCGTATAAAGCCATATGGAATGCTTTTTTATGGACCATCTGGAGTAGGAAAATCAGCACAAGCAGCAGCCGTAACTAGATATGTACTTCAAGTAAATGGTTTTGATTATAGTCCCAGAGCTGTGATTTCCCTGAATATGGAAGATAAGTATCAATCTGAATTTGCTACATATCACAAGGGAGTGATATTCGATGATATTTGTAATACTGCTTTAGATCGTACTGAGGGATCCCCCACTTTGCCCGTCATCATGTTTTTAAATAATATGGTGATGGCTGCTTTGAATGCAATAGCCGATATGAAGGGCAAAGTGATGATTGAACCGATGGTAGTTACCGCTACGACCAATATTAAAGATTTATTGTCTAATCAGTTATCGAATGAACCATTATCAATCAATCGCCGTTTTGAAGCCACAATCACTCAAAAAGTTCGCCCCGAGTACCGCAAAGCTGGCACAACTATGTTGGATAGCACCAAAGTTACTCACATGTCTGGTGATCAATTTCCCGATATCGCATTATACACTGTAGAGGAACCCCGTTATAGGGAGAACTTGACTGGTGACAAATTCAAATCAGGAAAGACGCGATGTGTCGTTTTCGTACCCCGTAAATTTGAAGGAAAGGATATGGTAGACATCGATATTAAAACATTGTTGCGTTTTTTGAGGAGTGATTCTAAGGAACACTTTGCCCATCAAAGAGCATTTGTTAGGGCTCAACAAGAATTATCTAATATGCCTTTGTGTGCATGCTCCTTACCTACTGGTTTGTGTGATGTTTGCACTGTTTCTTGTGATGATGTACCTGATCTCACTGCTCCCGCTCCATTAGATTCCCAAGCTGGTTTATCGGATCTTAAAGAAGCTGCCGATTATCTCAAATCTATGGATTTAGGTGCTGGTGTTCCGGATCTTACTGAGGTTAAAGAATATCTTTTTGCTTTGGAAATCCGCGTTGTTGCTTGGATAAATGCTTTCTTACAAACCTTTCTTTCTTCACAATGTGGGTCAGCAGTTGTTGTTTATCTCATGCGCGATAAGATGAAGGAAACTGTTTTGAATAGTATTGGATATTATCTTATCTCTGTTGCTATCACTCTTGGATTTGATGTGTGTTTTCACGTGAGAGGTTCATGGATGATTCTCATTTTCTCAATTTGGTACATTCTTTATCTTACTGAACGCTATTACACTTTGCGGCATTCTACCATCGAGGGATTTGCTATAGTAAAATTGCCTTCCGAATATTTTCGTGAGATGAAATGGAGTACAAAGTTGAGGATCCTGTATGTTTTGCTAGGCATTGGTATATGGAAATTATTAGTTATATTAGCTAAAAATTGGAAAGCATTACCTACGGCGCAATCGGCATTACCTATTACTTTAGAACCAGATGCTAAATCTTGGCAAAACGAAACTGAATTTTGGGATGTGCACGCTCGTGAACGTAATTATCGTTTTGGTGATGCAGGAGTTAGTGAGAAATCACGTACAATTACTGCAGAAAATTTCACAAATCTAATTGGAAATAAATTGATGGTTGTGGAGAAAGAATCCGGAATATTTTGTAATGTCATACCACTCAAGAGCAATGTTCTTCTGCTTCCAAATCATATGGTCACATCAAAGACTGAGTATGTAACGTTGACTAAGATTGGTGGGCATACGTTCAAGAAAATGCCTTTAGATAATAAAGTGGCTATACGTGTTCCTGGAACTGATTTTGCTGTTTGGTATTGTCCGGGAGCAGGATTACACCGTGATATAGTTGATTATTACCCAAAAGATATAGATGAGGGTAAGAAAGTTGAAGTTTTTACCATATATAATAGTGATGGACGATTGGTTAAATTTTCAAATATGATGGCTACTCGTGGTAGAGTTGTTACGACTCAAGGAGGTGTCTTTCAAGGCTATAAATATAGATTCCCCGAGGACACTTTTGGTGGATTATGTATGGCAACTCTTGTTGGACTGGTTAATGGCATGCCCTTCATCGCCGGACACCATTTAGCTGGTAGAGGCCATAATGGAGCAGCAGGTGTACTCACTAGATCGGCTCTGTTGGATGCTATTTCTAAACTCGATGAGCGACCCTGTGTGTTGATTTCTCATTCAGCTACTCCTATAGAGACAAAGAGTATGGATATTGAATTTGGGCCATTAACTGCACCTCATATAAAATGCATTACGAACAATTTGGGATTGGATTCCAAAATTCGTGTGCACGGGGGACATAATGGATCATCACGTTCAACTCCTAAAAGTTCAGTAGTTACTTCTGTTATCTCATCCGCTGTTACTAGCATTATGAAAATTGAGAAGAAGCATGGACCGCCTAAGGAAATGGGCGCTCAACGACATAAGGAAGTCGATCTTGCTGGGAAGGTTGATACCGCAACTGAATTTGATTCCGAATTGTTAAACAAGGCTGTTACAGATTATGGTATTTGCCTTATGACAATCCCCGATACGGAACTCATTAAGGTTGGAAAGATTAGTGATGACGTGAATCTTGCTGGTCTTGATGGAGTCTTGGGAATTAACGCTATGAATTTTTCCACTAATATTGGTTTCCCCGGATTAGGACCTAAGACACAATTCGTAAGCAAATCAGACCGAATTGTTGAGGGTATTGCTTGCCCTCGAAATGTTGATCCCATGATACTCAAACAGATAAGTTCAATGGAGGCTAGACTTTTGGCAGGAGAGTCCATTAATTCGATTTTCAAATCATCATTGAAAGATACACCCACTAAATTGACAGCAGATAAAGTTCGGGTATTTGCTGCTGCAAATATGCCTTTTGTTATGCTTGTGCGTAAATATTTTCTCACTCTGGCTGCTTTGGTGCAGCGAAACAAGATAGCTACTGAGTGCGCAGTTGGAACTGTTGTCCAATCACCTGAATGGACGGAGTTATTTGAGCACATTGGGAAGCATGGGTGGGATCGAGCTATTGCTGGCGACTATGCCAAATTTGATGGACGCATGAGTCCCCAATTTATGTTAGCTGCTTTTAAGCTTTTGATCAAGTTAGCAGAGAGGAGTGGAAATTATGATCCAGATGATCTCATTATTATGCGTGGGATTGCGACAGAAATTTCATATCCCACTTATGATTATTTTGGAACTTTAGTTCAGTTTATGGGTTCGAATCCATCAGGGCATCCTCTAACAGTTGTTATTAATAGTTTTGTTAATTCTCTTTACTTGCGTTATTGCTGGTATGCTATAGCAAGAGAGAAAGGATGGTGGAAAGTTCCGCTATTTACTTCAAAAGTTTCAGCAATGACATATGGAGATGATAATATCATGACTGTGGCAAAAGGATATGATGATTTTAATCACACTGCTATCGCTGCACAATTGGCTAAGGTGAGTATTAAATATACCATGGCCGACAAGGAGGCTGCATCTATACCTTTCATCAATTTGCAAGAAGCTTCATTTTTGAAGCATTATGCTGTTTGGGATGATGAACTAGAGTTATATAGATCTCCTGTTGAGGAGGATTCGATCGCTAAGATGTTGCATACACATTTGAAATCCAAAGTTTTAACTATGGAACAATCAAGTGCTGAGGCTATTCAAAATGTAGCATTAAAATATTTCGAATTTGGCCGCGAGGTGTACACCAAACGAGTTGTTCAGTTGGAACAAGTCGCACATGATGCTGGAATTCAGGGTTATGTAGGACCGATCATGGATTATGATGATCGTGTCATTTGGTATCGCCAAAAGTTCGACCTTTAGGTCGGATTCATAGCCCGCCCTGGGGGCTTTATACCTTGGGCCACCGTAATTATACGTTGGATAAGCTAAAAATAGTTGTTTGTGTTTGTATAACGCATGCGTGTGAGGTTCTGCATTACCTTCTACCCATGGACAGCTACACAAATAGTCAATGATTTCCGTTATTTAGCGGAGGAGTGACTTCCATCAAAATAGCACTGTTATGTTGTCGATTAATGTGTCGCACATAATATTCATAAATTACATTACTATTACAATTCATACAATTAAAGAAGAGGAAGACAACCTCATATTAAATAACAACACTAATAATTACAAAAATTCATTACTAAAACGAAATAAAGCTTTAAGACAAAAATTAGATAAGAAGTATCGACATGTATGTCAGCTAGAAAAGCGTATTCATTATTTGGAAGCAAAAATATATTTCTCTCAATCTGGAGTTGTATCAGATTCCCAACCCTCTCCTGGATTGAAAGAAGAAGAGATGGCTACAGTATCCGACCAACAAATTACTGCTTTTGCAGATCAAGATGCTGGATGGACTACTAGTAAAGTCGGTGGATATGATTCAACAATGGATTTAGCAAACAATGGAAATAGTGCACTAGGAAATTTTTTGGAACGCCCTATTAGGCAATCAGCACAAACGTGGACAGTCGGTACACCATTTTTCTATAAATTCAACCCTTGGAGATCCTTTTGTGAGAATACATTTGTCAGAGATAAGATCAAAAATTATGAATTACTCCGCATGAAATTACATGTTAAATTTGTCATTTCTGGTACTAAATTTCATTATGGTCGAGCCATAGCTGCATATAATCCTTACAATGGAGGTGATTTTGTAACTACAACCAGAAATTTTATATCTCAGGATTTGATTCAAGCCTCTCAGAAACCGCATATATTTCTTAATCCAACTAAGAACACAGGAGGGCAATTGGATCTGCCTTTTTTCTTTCCGAAGAATTACATGAGTATTTCAAGCGCGGATTGGTATGACATGGGTGAGATTGTCATCTCGTCTTTTGGTAACTTGCTTCATGCAAATGGCGGTGATGATCCAATTACTATCACTACTTATATTTGGGCTGAAGATATAGTCCTTACTGCACCAACTAGTTCTGACCCTCCAGTTTTGACATCTCAGAATGGTCGTCGTGGTGGACGTCGCTCTTCCTCAGATGAAGCAAATACTATAAATGTTAAAGATGAATATGGACAAGGCATTATCTCTAAACCTGCGACTGCTGTTGCAAAGGCAGCGGGAGCTTTGACTCATCTACCAATCATTGGCCCATA